GCTAGAGGAAACAAAAACGACGAGTTTATAACCGCTCTCTTTACAATCGAGAGAGGAATAAACTATTGTCGAATAGACCACAACAGCTAATTCTTGGGCACGGAGCTTGCCTTTAATTAATAAATTTTCAATTTGTTCTTTGTTTCGAACATGCCATACTTTCTTTTCTTGAGAAACAGGGCCGATAGCTCCGAAACCGATGACTTGATCGAGAGGCACAAGAGAACCACATTCTGGGAGGTCGTCAGAAAGCTCTTCGTTGAGATCAGAGAGTGGTTGCACATCAGGAAATCGAATCTTCGCGCCGTGTCCACGAGGTTCACGACGACCCGACCCCGTAGGGAGTAAAGATTTAGAGGGCAAACCCATCTTCTCACGCATCTCATTCATCTCACTTTGAAGTTGAGTAAGAGCGAGAACTGAAGGAGCAACAGTATTGTAAGCATCGGCATCACAAATTCGAGCAACAAAGAAAGCTGCTGAAGTGCTTGTCGTAGCGGTAATACTTATTCTCAAGTAGGATTCTGAATTGTCACACTGTTTGCTGACATAAAGGAGAGAGAAACCAGTGGCATTGGTGGCTGCGGCTGGGAAGGTCGAAATACCTTGAATAACCGTATAATAAGTGTCACCATTGTTAATCGCAACTGGAGTAACGTTGGTGATGACGGTGCCAGTGTAGTAGGTAGCTATCAAGTAGAAACCGACGGGAAAGCCAGCAAGTGTAGCAAGCCCGCCCACAGAGCCGTATTGAACGGCTCGCGCAAGAGAACCCATCGGACCGCCATAGCCAATACCAGGGGGGTTATTGACCAGAAAGTTGAGAAAAGGGTATTCAGCACCAGTCGTACCACTAAAACCACGAACGTTAGACGGGGTAAAACCGTTAGGCTCAGTGGAAACGGAGCCAAATGGCAAAGAAGGAGTGAATCCATTGGTCGAGATAGCAATCAATTGTTGGATACGGTTGCTGTCTTCGAGAGAACGTTCACTAACTTCAATGTCATACATGCAGTAAATTGATCCAAGCTGGGAAATGTAATCAGCGGTTGTCGCACCAGGTGGAAGCACAGCAGAATTGCAAATCACATTGAGAATACCAGGGGAAGTGAAACGAGGATCAGTACCGTCAGGACGAGCATAAAATTTTTGTTTTTTGTCGCCTGCCCAAGCCACAACCCCACATTGGAAAACTGAAAAAGGGTCAGCGCCATCAACGGCCATAGCGAGCTGAGCACCAAGTATTCCAGTACCAGTGTATTGCGAATCGGGATCGGGCGTAATGGACATGATCAGACCGCCGCTGGTTGTAGTGGGTACATTCGGGACATAAAAAAAGACCATGTTATTGACCCTGTAACGGTTGTAAACTGAGACTTGCTGATAAATTGCAGTCCCTTGAAAAGTATTGCCGGTTGGGTTGAGATCAATACTAACTACAAGGTCACCCTCAACCCATTGAACAGCGTTGATCTGGTCGTAACCAGGAACATCAAGAACTTTATCGACACCACGAATTCGGGCCCCACTAACAAGACCATTCTTGCTTTTGGGTTCAAAGGAGTTCATGCCAATGACCCCAGATCCCTCAAAGGGATTCGAGTAAGAAATTGGAGAAGCGTTTTGAAGTCCGCTTGAGGAATACTGAACGGGACCAGTAAGAGTGAATGCAGCGCGCGCTTCCTGAACCGACTGAACATCACCGTTGGATATGGCATTTTGTTGGGTGGCAGGATGGGCGGCAAGCAGCAGGGGTGCAAGTTTAAGAGCATGGGGAGCGAGGGCAAGAGCAATCTTCGCTGCTCCACGAACATGATTGTAAATCTTACGACCCGTAGATCCGTGAGGATACTTCGCGTGAACCCTGCGAGTGAGGTAACCTTTCTCCTTGTCTTTAAGAGAAGGAAAGAGATTTGACAGCTGCTCACCTGCGGCTTTGTGGTAATTGATAGAGGGAAGCGGCCCACGAGAGGGACGCTGGGTCGGACCAGTACGCTGGAGGGCAGTAGAAGGCTTCACATTGGAAGAGGAGCTGGGCGCAGGACTGGCAGACATGGTAGCTGGTGTAGAAGCACGAGGCTTCTTGACCGCAGTAACATTTTTCTTGGATGGTTGGCTCATTGGGAGTATTTGACATGAATTATTTTGGGTGGTATTCGTTACGCACCCACCCACTTTTACATATCAATACCTGTAGCCCAATAACGAATCTTCCTCTCGCTAGGGATGTAAGATGGGGGATAATCATCACTCAAACTGGGATACTTAGCATACATATATTTAATGAAGCCCCAGATTATCGCAGCATGCTTAGGAGAATTCCAGCATTCCATGTAAATGCTGACAAGACGCTGAAGACGAATAAGAGGGTCGGTAGTCGTAACATAAGCACATGAGTCAACGTACTTGGAGACTCTACCGACAGGAACATAATGACCATAATACAACTTAAGATATCGACCACAATACTCAACGCCAAGGGGGCTATCACTAACCTCACCAGGTTTAAGAGTGAGACCAAGAGGGCCCCAAACGGCATGATGATGAGGATAAGTAAAAAGAGGCGCGAGGACGAGAGTCATACGATGACGCTGATCATCGCCGCAAACGGAAGTTCCGGCAAGATGATAAACGAAAGACTCGTAGTGTGGAGCAATTTCAGCAGTGAAAGGGAGATGCAACCATGAATACGCAATTAAAACGACAAGTGATATGGTATTCATTAGGAGCGTCAAAAACCATCCAGAAGGATTACCAGTATGTTTAAGGTAAACATGCTGGAAACCAGTAAGAACGAGAGCGTAGAGGGCGCCTCGAAATAGGTTAACGAGAGGAAGGGAATAAAGTAAGCGCTCTTCATCGTTAAGCAAGTGAGTAACTACTTCGAAAGTGGCTTTGAAGTAGATCCAAAAGAGCGACAAATCGTAGTTTTTAAAATCATAACCGGCCCACATACCACCTTTGAGGTACGGAGCTACGGCACGATGTGCTCCACCGTAATGAACAGAATGTCCAGCGGAGCACCAACTGGTGCCATGCATAATCGTGTCGTGAAGTTTGCCGAGAATCATAACCATGGCAAGGAAATGTTCGGCGGTAGCGACGCAAAAGATACGATTGTTGTTCTCATCAGCTTTCTCCTTAGTGACAATCTGAGACTTGAGGGAGAGAGAGAAAATGGAAGTGTAGGGAGCAGTGGTGAACAGCGAAGGGTAGTACTCATCGCTAAACCAACGAAGCCACAATGGACAAGTATAACAATCCTTTTTTGTCAAATAAGGTGAAATCTTGCCATTCTTTGTAAGGCGATCAACAAACGGGTGAAAGGAGGTATTATGGGGATACCCAGGGCTACCATCCTTCGAGTCACCAGAAAGAATTTGTGATATGGCTTCATCGCGACTCTGAACGAGACTAGGTCGGAGTCGAAAATCACCAGAAAAATGCTCTTTGGCCCATCCAGTAGCGGTTTCAAAGCGAGAGTAATCAACCGCGCGCTCATTCTGCAGAATAGAGCGATCCATGCGTTGTAAGGCGAGGATCTCAGTTTGCATGTGTTTAGGAGCGGGAACGTGGGCAGCGGGGATGTCAATTTGGTTCTTCGCAAGATATTGCGCAAAATCGACATCGGGAAAGAAGCTTTGCTTGTAAGGGGAGTTGTGACGGGGTACCTTCCCCATGTAACGCAGGAAGGTGAAGCGGCTAGTGAACGGCCTATCGTTGATCAACGGACTGCCGTAGAGTCTGAAGGCAACGGGGGGATCACCCCAGGCCAAATCTAGTTTAACTGACAAATGATACCCTTGTTAGGCGTACCATTCTTCAGTTCACCACCCCATACATGCATAGCGACGACGTGATTATCAATGAAAACAGGAGAACCACAATGACCAACATCAGTCGTAGCTCCATAGGAAATTTCGCGTTTATTTAAATCAATGGACTGAATGGTACCATTGGCAACACGAATTCCTTCACTAGAGGAGGGACCACGGACGGAGGCAATCTTACCAATGTCGTCAACGGTAGGTTTACGAACGGGCACCTTATGAGGGTAGAGAGCAATCTTTTCGGGCTCTGTTTCATAACGGTACTCAGCGATATCATAAACGGGATCAAAAGACCAACGAGTGGGGTCAGCGCACCAAGTCTTACCTCGGAAATGAAAATGAATGTTTTTCTTAACTAAAACTTCATTTTTCTCAATGATAAGGTGTTTGGCAGTAACAAAATTGCAACCTTGGCGAGTAAAGGCGCCAACCCAGTCTTTCTGGTCAGGACCTTCGAGAACGCTACCAACAACGTCGGTGAGGATAAAAACAGGTTGAAGCTGTCTTCCCTCTGCTTTCATCAGAGGGTTCTTTTTCTTGTATTCACGCTGAGCAACGACAATTTTCTTTCGAGCATCATCAGACAAAGCCTTCCAATCATCGGGAGGGTAAGCCCATTGCAAAAGCTCGGTGCGAACTCTCTTGTTGGAAGAGGAATCATCGCTGTCGTTGATTTTC